TTGCCGAGGCACAGAGAATGGAATCTTCTGCCGATGCCGGTTCAGTAGTTAATTCTCCAACCACAAATAATAATGCTTCTTCGACTGGTAAAGCACCTACACAAATTGCTGATGTATATGATACTGAATTTGCTGAAATGATTAGTTCGATGGCATAATATGGCAGATTTAAAAGCAATAATGGGTGATTCACTTTCCAAAATCATTGGAAAGAAAACAACAACCCAATCTAAAAAAGTAAGTCCTTCTCCTGAAAAAGAAAAGACAAATCTGGTTTCTGATAGTGAAGCATTTCTAAAAATCATTGCCAAAAATTTCATGTCTATCCATTTAATGGCAAGAGACTTAAATGTGGCACGACAAAACGCAATCAAGTTGGTAAAACTTGAAGGTGGTGAAGCAGTTAATAAAGCAGATGCTTGGTTTTTAAAATCAGAAGAACGAGAATCTAAACTTGAAGTTGAACGAGAAAAAGGTTCAAAGAAACCTGAACCTGTTCAAAAGGCCAAGAAGGCACCTAGTTTCATGGAAAAAATCATGGGACAGTTTGGGTTTGATAAGATTATTAAATCATTCACCAAGTATTTCTTCTTATTGGGTGCGGTTGCAATTATTTGGGACCTATTTAAAGAATCATTTACTCAATGGGTAGATTCTTTATGGGAATCAATCAAGTCCACATTTGACGAATTTATAGGAAAATTAAAAGAATGGTTTAATGAATTCGTCCAACCCATCATTGATAAGGTGATGGAATTTATTCAACCAGTTGTTGATGCCATTAAGAATGTCATTGATATGGTTGGTAAATGGTTTAAAGAAAAGATAGATTGGTTTGCCGAAACATTCCCCGAGACATTCAAATTTATTAAAAATATCATTGATAAAGTCAAGGCAGTATTAGATTTCTTAAAAGAAAAACTGAGTGCGGCATGGGATGCGGCCAAGAAAGTTGGAACTGGTGTAAAAGAATTCTTCTTCGGTAAAACAAAAGTAAAAGAAGAAAAAGAATTACCAAAAGTAAAACTGGATGAGAAAGGGAACTATGTTAATGTTCCTCCATCTGAAGTTCCACCTGTAGGTGTTGCAACTGGTGGTGCAACAAAGGTCGCAAAAACAGGTCCTTCTCCTGCACCTGCTGCGCCTGCTGAACCTGCGGCAACAGCACCAACTCCTTCCACAAAAGAAGAAAAACCTTATAAACCATCTGGCAAACCTGCACCATCACCAGGTTTCGAAGCGGGCAAAAAACAAATGCTTGCTGCGATGGATGCTAAAGGTATTAATAATCCAGACCAAAGAGCACAAGTTATTGCTCAGACTGCACACGAATCTGGTAAATATCGTTACACGGAAGAACTTGGTAAACCTGCGTATTTTGAAAAGTATGAAGGTCGTAAAGACTTAGGTAACACACAACCAGGTGATGGACCTAGATTTAAAGGTCGTGGTTTCTTACAGACAACCGGTCGTGTCAACTACGAACAATTCAAACAAGCATTTGGTATCGATGTTATTAGTGACCCTGAGAAATTAGCAGAACCTGATAATGCAGCTAAGTCTGCACTATTCTGGTTCGATAAAAATGCCAAGAAGGTTGATAAACTATCTGGTGGTGATTGGGCGAATACTAAGGGTGTAACCAAGGCAGTTAATGGTGGTTACAATGGTCTTGCTGAACGAGAACATTATTTTGAAATGTTTCGTAAAGACCCTGAGATTACTAAGGTTGGTGCCGCAGGTGCTGCTCCATCGGGAACACAAGTCGCATCCAATTCTTCTGCGGTTGCTTCTGAACAAAGACAACAACAAAAACCACAAACACCAATTGTCGTAAATGCACCTACAACAAACAATAATACTGTTGTGAATAATAAGGTCGCATCAAACGCACCTAGAAAAGATACAGGTTCGGCAGTCTCCGCTGCGGCCGCATAAAAAACCCCGCACTAGGCGGGGTCAAACTTCTCTTGGAGGATAAAGTTTATTCTTCAGCGAGAGACTTGAAATAATTCATTTCTTCATCTTCTTCAACAATTGCTTTGTCAATTACAGAGATATCTTCATCTTTGAATGAAGAAACAACTGTGTCTGTTGCTTTAGATTTTGGTGCAGCGGGTGCGCCATCAAATCCAAGAACTTTGTCAAGGCGACCTTTGAGTTGTTCGTAAGACTTAAATTGTTTCTTTTCAGAGAACTCTTTAAGACCGAACTCTTTCTTCCAAAGTGCTTCAAGTTTTTCATCATCACCATCAAAGAGTGCGGACTTGCCTGCAAACTCTGATTTGTCATAGTTACGATAACCTTCAACATTACGAATCTTCAACTTGAAGTTAGCACCTTCCCACATATCAAATGGGTTGACTGCTTCTTCGTCAGCAAACTCAGGGTTCATTGCTTCTGTAATCTTATCAAAGATTTTCTTACCAAACTTGAACAATTTGATTTGACCTTCGTTTGATGGATTGCTTGGGTCAGATACGACCAAGATATTGGCAATGTAGGAGAGTTTGCGTTTCTGTTTACGAGCAATATCTTTGTTTGCTTCGATGCCAGAATTCCAAAGAGTGTTGTTGTGTTCACAAACTGGACACTTCTCATTGAGAGTTGTCAAACAGTTATCAATGAACCAACCACCAGGACCTTGAAAGCCGTGTGAGAATACACGAACCCAAGGAAGTGCGTCATCACCATCAGCAGCGGGAGCAGGAAGAAAACGGATAACGGCCATGCCATTACCTGCTTTATCTACTTCAGGTTGCCAGAATCGGGTGTCGTCTTTGGAACCACTCTCTGCGGTTTGAGTGGTTTGTTCAATCGCCTTAGTAAGTTTGTCCAAGTCGGTGCGATTGCGCTTGAGGTTTGCAAATGAACTCATAGTATTTCCTTTCGTATAAACGGAGTATTAACGGTATATAAACGATTTATCCACAAAATCATAATGTATCATTTATTTAGTGGTTATGCAAGCAGGAGTTTAAGTTTTTCAATAGTATCACCGACTTCTTTGTGAAGTATGCCGATGCCTCCTGCTTTATTGAAAGACTTTATCACATCTTCGGTATCATCAATCAATACAATACCTTTACCGGCATATTCTGATTTATGACGGCGACCAGGAACTACATTTGGTGTAAATGTGATTCCTTGTTTCTTCAACCAAATCAATTTTTGTTCTTTGACTTGGTCATGGTATGTTACACCACCAGAAGAGGTGAGCATTTCGACCTCGATGTTAGGAATTGACTTAACAAATTTAATCAATTCTTGACCACCAGGCCACCAACCGAGAGTTTCGAACCCTCGTTTGTTTAGAATAAAATCTGGCCATTCATTTGTCCAAATTTTCTTATCACGGTTTTTCAAAGTGTTTGGTCCATATTCTTTGGCAAATGCACCTTCGAAATCACACAAAACACCATCCATATCAAGGTAAATCTTTTTAAGCATCAGTTGGCTCAATCATTTCAATATCCATATCACAATCGATAATCATTTCTGTATCACCACAGAACCAACCATGTTCTTCAAGGTCAAATACAGAGTTATCTTCCAAAAATTCTTCTAACCATTCACGGGTTTCATCATCACATTCATCCATGTCATGTTCTTCCCAACAGCCATCGGTAGTTTCATACAATTCAGAATCATAACCACAATCGTAAATATCAACACCTGGTGAAAGTTCTGGTGGATTATCATCGTCAGTTGTTACATGAAATTCACCCCATCGCCAACCTGTTTCGACAATCAAACGATTATCATCTTTAATCCATTCTTGTCTTTCAATAATGGACTTTTTCCATTGAGGTTTTACTGACCATACTGCCATGATTAAACTCCTATCACCTTTTTAAGAATTAGTTTGTATTTTACTACATCTTGTGGAAGAAATGCGGCATACTTGATTAGTTTACGCCTGAAATCGGGATACCGAATTGTGTCTGTTATTTTTTTGTCCCACATCGGTATGAAACCAAGAATGTGGTTCAGTATAACAACCGTTTCTAGTGATATCTCTTTTCGCAATGCCTTCGTCAACAATACCGGATAATCACCATCGGTAAGAATAATATCGTTAGGGTCTTCCACATTTTCAAATAGTGTTCTACAATCATTCTCAAATGTGTAGGAAAGACTTTGGAGAACCTTTTGACGATTACGATACTTGACTTCAGCATCTTCATCTAAAAGTTTTCCAACCCACACCTTGTCATCTTCCAGAAAGTTGGCAACTAAGAAATCTATTAAGGCATCTTTGTTGGTATACTTACGGGAGATTTTATAAAAGAAATACTTGTCTTTACGATTCTCAAAGGACTGCACAGAATGGTTTGTTTTACCATTGTATTTGTGAAAATCGTATGAGTCCTTTGAGAAATGTAATTTTAGTGATTCATATAGTCCAAATGCTTCATAACCGGTCATAGAGGTAACCGAGAACCTTTTTCTTTTAGCATGTTATTGTCCATGGCATCATTCTCAAGTTTTGATTTGAGATTGGCATTAACCAATGATGCCGCCACTTCAATTTCAAGTCCTGTTTCTTTACAGTATTCTACAATTGCTTCAATGTAATTATAATCAGTATTAGCTACAAGACCATCAATGGCTTTGGCAAACTTCGCCATTTCGTCTTTTGTTGGCATTATACTTCCTCAGTCTGTATTGGACACTTTTGGTCCCAACATTTATGACCTTCCATTACAGAAGAAGGAAGTCCACAAACATTACATTTTTCATTTGCACGGAACTTAGGTGGGTTCATTAGTGAATTGACGGTACTTTGCCAAGCAACCTTAGATTCTTCGGTATCACGGTCAAAATTCACTTCGTCAAAATCATCTTCACTTTTGAACATTTCACCTTCAGTAACGATTTGTGCATCACCATCAAATACGAATCCACAACCCCTTAGAAAGTCTGTGAAATCAAAAAGAACATCATCAATATGCAATCGTTCTGTTTCATAAGTTACAACAGGACCTGCACCTAATTTATCATTGTGGTCACAAATAAAAGTAAATTTAGGCATTATTTAACCACCGATTCATATAGAGTTTCAAATTGTTCATGCACCGCAACTTCTTCATCAAAGTTTTGCTTGTGATAAACTTTCACTAACTTCGCAACCATCTTCTTTGGTAGTTGCATCTGTTTTGCAGTTTCAGAGATTGCTTCACGAATGTAATCTTGTTCGCCATCAATACGGGTCAAAGAATTAGAACACTCTTGGACAATCTTAAACAGTTTCTCACGGTCAGGTGCCGAGAGTTGGTTGATTGTAAGTTGTTGAACTGCCATAATATACTCCTTTAATTAAAATCACTTTTTACCTTGTGCAGCCGCATAAGCAACACAAATTGTATCCGTATTCGTTACATAAGAACAACGAACTGAAATAGGATCCAAACCTTTTGCAATTGCCGCATCAATGTTCTTTGACATTAGATTTCGGTCATTGACATTATAAATTGTTGCACCAATAACAACCGAGATTATTAGTAATGCTACTGCGATAATACCTGCTTTGATAACACTTAATTCTGGACTTGTGTCACTCATATGTTTAACTCCTTACTTGTTACTATGTCCTTATTAGACTTATAAAAAATATGACGACCAATCTTTGTTGTCTTTGGTAGTCGCCAACCTGGATTAACATAATCGGCATGATAGTAAGTCGCACCGTTTGTTACATCTTTCATATTCTCATAATTCATTAGAACATTTACTGAAAGATTACGAATATCATTATATAACGAATAGTCACGAATTGTCAAGCCTTGCACGGCACAGTACCAACTAAATTGGCAAGTACCGTTTGTCTTTTGTTTAACTACGCCACAAATGTCGTTGGCATAGTTACCTGAAGCGAGTCGGTTAAGTGTAACCATTGCAACTGCGACCTTACCTTCTTGTGGTTCGTATGCCGCTTCGTGGTAGATATTCTG